TATTACTTGGGTTGTTACAGTAAGTTAATTAAAAGAAAACAAAATGCCAATTACATCTTCTTTAATGAAGTCCACTCTGCACAATTCTATTGCAGATGGTATATATAATGAAATAATCACAAAGTCTTCAAGATATTATTATTTCTTGGGAAGAACATTGGCATGGGAAAATGATTTAACCCCACCTGCACCAGTTGACAGTCATGCTTATGAGTTTAATACTCGTAATGAAATTATAACGATGAAACAAATTAATGAAACAGATGTTTCTTATGTAGTTCCACGATATAACTGGATAAGTGGAACTGTTTATGATCAATATGATGACCAATATTCAACTGAAGTGCAGGGTATTAATTTATTCAATGGTGGTTATGGCTATGGCTCTGCTCCAAATGTATATGTAGGATCCTATGGTGCTAAAAACTGGGCATCAAATACTGCATATGTTTATGGAGATATGATTATTACAGCAGCTTCTAAAGTTTATGTTGTGACGGATCCAGGAACAAGTGGCGCTACTGCTCCAATATTTACAACTGGTACTGCTTTAAATGGTACAGTGACTTTACGTTACATTAGCCATCATGATCAAAATGGAAGTGGTGCCACTGCTGAAGCAACAGTTTTAGATGGCGCTGTTGTCGATATAACACTTACTCGCAAAGGTATTGGTTATACAGGTAATCCAACAGTTACTATTATCGGTGGTGGAGGTAATGGTGCAGATGCTCAAGGTGTTGTAATTGTTTCTCCATCACTTAAACAAAGATTAGAAGATTGTAATTTTTACGTAGTTACTGATGAATTTAATGTTTATCAATGCATTGATAATTATAGTGGAGCATTTTCTACAATTAAACCTACTGGAACATCTTCAGATTTTTTAAAGACTTCTGATAATTATATTTGGAAATTTCTTTACAGTATTCCAATTGCTTTAAGAAATAAATTTTTAACAGATGCGTATATGCCTGTTATTACTGCTTTAAGAAATCAATTCTATTCAGCTGGTGTATTAAATACTATTAAGATCGATCAGGCTGGATCTGGTTATACATCAGGAAACATACTCGTTCAGGGTGATGGAACTGCAACATCTGAACCCAAATATATTACTTCATATTCAAGAGTTTCAGGTGGATCTGGTTATACGACTGTAACGCTTACAGTTGATCCTCCATTTGATGGTGTTTCACCATGGTTACCTTCGCAGTTAGTTTTGATTGGCCAAAAATTATCTTACCAAAATAATATCTATAAAGTTGCAGTTTCAGGAACTACTTATACGATTGGACCGATTCATCGAAAAGGTATTGTTGCTAATGGATCATCATCATTAGAATATATTGGAACTAATATAACTGCCGATGCAATCATATCTAGTGGTGTTATTACTAATTTAAATGTTTATGGAATGCTCAGAGATACAGAAATAATTTCAAATGGATCAGGATATACATCTGCACCAACTGTTACGTTTTCTGGCGGAAATGGTATTTCGGCAACTGGACTTGCGGTTTTGCAAAACGGATCTGTTACAAAAATTATAATTACAGATCCTGGAATCAATTATATTTCTGCTCCAACTATTACAATAGGAAATTTATGGACAGCATCAACTTCGGTTAATATCGGTGACCAGATTTTTTATTCAACACGTCTTTATACTGTAACTGGCGCAGGAACTACTGGCTCAACTGCACCAGTTCATCTATCTGGATCTGCATCAAATGGTACAGCTACTTTAAAATATGCAGGAATACCTGCAACAGCACTTGCATTTATAAAATATGGTTCTGGATATTCAGCATTTCCACAGACTACAATAACTGGTCCGACGGGTTCTGGTGCTTCTATTTCTTTTAGTGGTATTAAAACTGAAGCAAAACTATTACCAATATTTGCAAGTGATTCACTTGGACAAGAATGGCAAACTGTAACAGCTTATGGGGTTGGGTTAAAAATTTGGTATTCTAATAGATTATATACAGTTACTACTGCTGGAACTAGTGGAGCGATATACCCAACACATAGTTCTGGATCTACATCAAATGGTAGTTGTATTTTAAAATATGAAGGTAGTTTCGGACAGTTAATTGGCGTTCAGATAGATGATCCAGGAGTTGGTTATACATATGCTACTTTAACAGTTACAGGTACTGGATCTGGCGCAGCAGTTTCTGCAGATCTTTCTCCAGGAAATATTGATTCGCTGCAAGCAAATATTGAACTGTTGGCAGTCGATGGTAGGATTGTTAATTGTCCAATAATATCAGGTGGATATAATTATACAACTGCCACTGTTACAATAACTGGTGATGGTTCAGGTGCTACTGCAACTGCACAAATAGCAAATGGCTCAATTACTCGCCTAAATATAACTAATTATGGTTCTGGATATCGCAAGGCAACTATTACTATTAGTGGTAATGGATATGGAGCTAAAGCAAGAGCAATTATTGGACCATATGGTGGTTATGGAAAAGAAGCCCTAAATAATTTGTATGCTACAACTTTAATGTTTTACAGTAATATTTCTTTAGATAAAAATCAAGGATTTAATGTAAATAATGATTATCGTCAGGTTGGTATTATTAAATCTCCAAGACAATATAGTAATACAAATAATTTAACCTCAATTTTGGCATCAGCATGCTGGGTAATTTCTGGAATAACTAATCCTACGTTATTTCCACCAGATTCAATTATAACCAGAGTATCAGATTCTGTGAAATTTAGAATTGTAACAAATACTTCAGCAGCTCTTTTAGTTCAGTCTATAGATAATGCTATCCCAGTTATCGGTAATATATTTTCTAATTCTGGATCAGATTTATTTGTAGTTACTGCGGTATCTCCTCCAACGGTAGATAAATATTCTGGAGATTTATTGTTTATAGATAACAAAGCTGCATTTACACCAACAACCGATGAAATTGTTACACTTAGAACTGTTCTTAGGTTCTAATAAATAATAAAGAATTACTTACAGGACAAAGTTTACAATGTTAGATTTTAATACAGAACCTTATAATGATGATTTTGACGAAAATAATAAATTCTATAGAATTTTGTTTCGTCCAGGATTTGCTGTACAAGCTAGAGAATTAACTCAGCTACAAACTATACTTCAAAATCAAATTTCTCGTCAGGGTAATCACCTTTTTAAAGAAGGTTCAATGGTAATTCCTGGACAGATTTCTTTAGATACAAAATATAATTATGTAAAATTACAAATTTTTAACTCCGCTGGTGATATAACTGAATCATTCGTTCAGAATTTAGCTGGAGCTACACTTATAGGAACATCTGGTGTAACTGCAGAAGTATTAACTGTTGTGAGTGCTTCTGGTGCTGATCCAACAACTCTTTATATAAAATATACATCATCAGGAACAAATAAAACAACATCTAAATTTTCTAATGGTGAAGTTTTAACTACATCTGATTCTGCATACACTGTTACTGCATTAACAAGTAATGCTGTTGGTACTGGATCCTCTGCTACAATTGAACGTGGTGTATATTTTGTAAAAGGGTTTTTTGTTCTTTGTGATCAACAAACTATTATTTTAGACAAATACACCAATTCACCATCATATCGTGTTGGTTTAACTGTTACTGAAACAAAATTAACTCCAGAAGATACTGGATATGAACAGCTTTTAGATAATGCACAAAATTCTTTCAATTATGCAGCTCCAGGAGCACATCGTTATTTTATTGACTTAACACTAGCAAAAATTCCACTGTTAACAGATGCATTTAGTTGGGCTGCTGGATTAACAGTTGCAAAGGGAGATGTTGTTAAAAATAATGATATTTATTATCAAGTAACAGTCGCTGGTAATCTGGGTTCTTCTGCACCTAGCCATACATCTGGTTCTACTAGTAATGGCACATCAACATTACAGTTTATTGAAATATACACTGAATCAACTGACACTGATTCAGATTCTGGATTTATTGAACTTCTTTCAACAGCTGCTGGACAAGTTAAACGTGAAGTTAGTACATCTTCTTATGCTGAAATTGAAAAAACATTGGCTCGTCGTACATATGATGAATCTGGAAATTATATAACTAAACCATTTACTATTGAGGTTCGTGAATATAGAAATAATGAACGTAAACAGTGGACGCAAGGAACTTCTTATTTAATTGGTGATGTGGTTACAAATAACAGTATTACATATGTTGCTAAAAATAGTGCAACATCTGGAATAGTTCCACCGACACATACTTCTGGAATTGTCACTGATGGTACTGTAAATTGGGAATATAATATGATGCCATATTATAATCGTGGAGTTTATACCCCATCTAATTCAGAAAACATTACTGTAAATCAAGAAAACGAAGCAAAATTAGCCATTGGTTTAGAACCAGGAAAAGCCTATGTGCAGGGTTTTGAAATTCAAAAAATTGCAACTGAATATGTTACTATTGATAAAGCACGAACTTATGATCAAGTCAACAATAGTTATCTAAGCACCAAACTTGGTAATTTTATTTATGTAACAAATCTTAATTCACTACCACCATTTGATTCATCAACTGGTTGTCCAGAAATCACAATCTATAATAGATTCACTTCTTCTGTTGGTGTAGCACCAAATAATTCTAATGTTGCAGCTACTGTTGCTATTTCTTCTACAGGAGGGCAGTTTACATGCGGTAACTCTACTTTAGTTGTGGGTGATTTAATTACTATTACTGGTACAAAAGCTGGAAGTTCTACGTTCACTGGTTATGTTTCTGGAACAACTTATAAAGTTTCTTCTGTCACTGGTACATCGCCAAATGTAACTGGGTTTACTTTAACAACTACTTCTGATGTCGCAT